AGAACCAACGGGTCCTGCAATGATGCGTCCATAGGCGTTCGAGGCCATGAACTTGGCGAGGACGGTGCCGTCTGGCGCTGTGAATGTGAAGCCACCCATGCCTCCGAAAGTGAAGGGTTGGTCTTAAGTTTTGATTAACTCTCCCTTGAACCAGTGACCACAGTCGCGGCAGCTATGTTGTACATACTTGCGCGTTTTGTTGTACCAAGTGCCGCGCCGCTTCGTATGCGTGCTCTGACAATTTGGACAAACCACACCAACATGCGGCCGATGGAAGAGCTCTAGGTTGGGGTGCGTTGTCATCCATGGCCGTAATTCTTCGTATACTTTTTCCAGCAGTTCGACGTCATGCCTATTATAGTGCTTCATCGTAGCCCAGGCCTTGCGGTCGCCGGCCATGGTGCGTTTCCACAGGTTAAACCCCGTTGTAGGTAGTTTCCTACCTAAACCGAGATACTGGCCGAGAGCGTCCAGCCGGCTGCTATCGAATTGGAAATGTTTGCGGGCTGCCTTGAGCGTATCGATCGTCTGGTAGCGCGACGGCGGCTGCATCTTGTAGCGGATCATGCGCGCCTGCGCCTTGCGGATATCAAATCGGTCACCATTATGCGCGATCAGGACGTCCGCTTCGTCGAACAGATTGCGGAGATCCTTGACGAGGAAAAAGTCGTTGTCTAAGTTGGCATCGTATTCCGGATAATCACATAGCGCATTACAATGAACGTGTTTCTCCCCCTGCCATTTCCAGGCGTAGGATAGCATGTACCATGCCTCTTTGATGTCGATGATATCCGTTTCATAGAGTTTGCCCCAAAAGTAGCCAAGAGACGGAGCCGTTTCAATGTCGAAAAACGCTACGCGGGGGCTAGTCATTAGGTTTCTCCAAGGCCGGTTGAGGAGTAAGATCTATCGTCGGTTCGACCGCGCTCTCGATCTTTTTCGAACCGATATTGATGTTGATTGAGAACCGTTCTCCGCTGCCCGCGGGGGCCTGCTTCGTATCACCGACGCCGGCCAGTGTAGCGAGTAGCTTGGCCGTGTCAACTACCGCCGGTAACGCCGACTGCGGGTCATTGAGGCGCTGATGCAAGGTGGTCAGGCTACTCTCGAGAGAAGCTGCCGATTTGATCTTTATTCGTTTAGCAGCCGATGTGGCGCTGTTCCAGTCCTGCACCGCGGCCGCATAGACCTGTTGGAAAAAAGGGTTGTTTTCGATATGTGTGGTAAACTGGGAGACGGATAGACTGAATGATTCTAGCACATCTTCGGGCTCGCGCTGTGCCTTGGCGAGCTCATTGGCCAGTTTGACCATAGTGTCTTCTGTCAAGTTTGGCTTTGCAATGGCGAGAGTTGCTAAACCGGTGTCGTCTTCGGACATGGGGTTCTCCTAACCCGCCATTATAGCGGTGTCAAGTGGCCAATTCGTTAACGAAATGCAAAGGGATGCCGGTTATTCTGACACGGAACAAAGGCTTTTCCTAGGTTTTGTCCACAATGAGTGATATGGCTTTGGGCCAATCAGGCGTCTTGCAGGTCATCCCGGAGGACGTTCTCCAACAGCAAGAGGCCGACCGCGCCAAAATGCAGGTCCAGGCCCAACAGCCGCCGGCGCAAGATCCCCAGCAATTAGCCGCCTATATTAAGGGCCAGTGGGAAATTTTTCGTAATCACCGCAACACATCGGCCGGCTGGTCGGAGCGCCTGCTGGTCTGCCTGAGGACCTTCAATGGACAGTATGACGCAAACCAGCTGCGAGAAATCCGACGGTTCGGTGGAAGTGAAGTTTACGCTCGTGTTATCGCCCAAAAGTGTCGCGCGGCTTCGTCGTTGCTTCGGGACATCTACCTCGGGGATACTCGACCTTGGGCCGTTAAGCCTCCGTCTGCCCCCAAAATCCCGGATGAAATCCAGCAAAACATAGATCAGCTGCTGCAGCTTGAACGGCAGATGATTACCCGGCAGCAGGGTAAACCGCCGGATCCGACGGACGAACAGCAACGTCGCACGTCCTTACTTGAGAGCGCGCTTGACGCCGCCAAAAAGAAGGCCGTGCAACAGGCCCGCGACTCAGACGACAAGATCGAGGATATCTTACGTGAAGGCAATTTCTATCAAGCTTTCGCTGAGTTTCTGGTCGATTTGCCCATATTTCCGTTCGGTGTGGTCTGTGGACCCGAAGTCAAGATCATGCCGGAAGTCGTCTGGCCGCCTGGGGGTGGGCAGCCTACGGTCCAGCAAAAACCCAAGTTGATGTGGCGGCGCGTATCGCCGTTTGACATCTGGTGGACTCCAGGTGTATCGGATATAGCCAATGCAGACATCATCGAAAAACTCAAACTCACTCGAGCCGAACTCAATGATCTTCTCGATCTGCCAGGATATAATCAACAAGAGCTACGGGCTGTTCTTGATGAATATGGACGTGGCGGTCTGTATGACAATTGGGATACTACTGATGCCGAACGAGCTGTTCTGGAAAACAAGGAAAACCCCGCGTGGAACCGATCGCGCCTGATTTCAATGATGGCCTTCAATGGTAACATTCAGGGCCGAATGCTTCAGGATTATGGTCTGGCTGTGCCAGACGAACTGCGTGATTATCATGTCCAGGCCTGGTGCATTGGACCGCACGTTATTAAATGTCAGCTTTCCCCCAGTCCTCGGCAACGTTCTCCTTACTACATCACGAGTTTTGAAAAGGTGCCGGGCACGCCGGTTGGAAACGGCCTTACAGACATCCTTGAAGATCTACAAGTTGTATCGAACGCCACGGTTCGGGGTTTGGTTAATAACCTGAGCATTAGTTCAGGACCTCAAGTCGTAGTTAACGACGATCGCCTGAGTCCCGACGAAACCGGAGAGGACCTCTATCCATGGAAACGATGGCACACCCGGAACGATCCGGTGGGGAACAACGCGCGGCCGCCGGTGGATTTCTTCATGCCTACGAGCAATACACAAGCGCTAGTGGCGGCGTACCAACAGTTTATCTCCATGGCGGACGACATTTCGGCTATCCCGAAATACGTTGGTGGCCAGGCGGGTGCTGGTGGAGCGGGACGGACAGCTTCTGGCCTAGCTATGTTGATGGGCAATGCTTCGAAGATCTTGCAGACAGTTTCCGCGAACATCGATCGTGAAATTATGGAGCCGGCTCTTCTCCAGCTTGCTGACCTGATCATGCTGACCGACACGACGGGTCTGCTTACCGGCGAGGAGAAGATCAGTGTCCAAGGTGTTCAGGTTGCCATCCAAAAAGAGACGATGCGTCAACGCCAAATCGAGTGGTTACAAGCTACTAATAATCCTACTGACATGCATATTATGGGTATTAAAGGTCGTGGCGTTGTGCTACGTGCTACGAGTTCTAATTTGGGATTATCTGGCGAACAAATCGTTCCGCCCGATGAAGTTTTGGACCAGATGGACGCGCAGGCGAAAGCGCAACAGGCCAATCCGCAGCAACAAGCGCTCCAACAGCATGTTGAGCAGGGCGTGCAGAGCGGTGTCAAGATGGGCGTACAGCGGATCGCTACCGAACTCACTGCTGGTATCCTTGCTACTCGTGCCGGAATGCCTGAGGGCATGCCGACGCATATTGGGACGCCGGCCGCCTCACCGGGTATGGGAGCGCCTGGCGGCGCCCCTGCAGGCCCCGGCGGGCCGCCCCTGCCCGGTCCTCCGCGACCGGGTGGCCCGATGGCAGCGCGAGCAGCGGCATCACAAGGTAACCAGCCTGGGCCCTTGACAGCGGGCGGTTTAGGGCCTACGGTGGCCAATACCGCCGGCAACACTCCAGGGGCCGGTGCGAAGCCGATTAGCGCTGGAGTGGGTTAATGTATCTGGACGCTGACCCGTATTGGACCCCATGCGAGTTCACTTTATTAGTGGTTTGCCTAGGAGTGGTAGCACTCTGCTTGCTGCTATTCTAAGGCAAAATCCTCACATTTATGCGAACATTCAATCCCCAGTCGGCCAATGCGTGACCGATCTTCATCGGGCTATGAGCGGCGTCAACGAAGCGCATTGGTTCATTTCGGACGAGCAGCGCGTGCGGAGTTTGCGGGCTGTATTCGCCGCCTACTATGCGGACATTGAAGCGGACATCGTGTTCGACGCGAACCGAAGATGGTGTGCGAACATGGCGTTGGTGAGAAGCATGTTCCCCGATGCATGGGTTCTGTGCTGTGTGCGGGATCCGATTGCGGTTGTCGATAGCATCGAGCGCCTTTTGCAAGCCCATCCGCTGACTTTGAGCACGATCATCGGGCTCGAACCCAATACGACCATTTTTCGGCGCGTCAAGCAGCTAATGGACCCGTTAGGCCTTGTCGGATATGCGTGGCAGGCTGTGCAGGAAGCCTATTATGGGCCGCACCGGGACCGGCTCGTGATCATTAACTATGACGATCTGGCTCGGTTTCCGGACAAGCTAATGACCGAAATTCACGAAAAACTTGAACTGCCGGCATTTGATTATACTTTTGACGCTATTGAACAGATCCCTGGCGCGGAGCTCTTCGATCAGTCGATCGGCACCCCGGGCTTGCATTTCCTGAAAAAACGAGTAGAATACGCCCCGCGGCAATCCATTTTGCCGCCAGCCATTTTGAACAGCCTCCCCCGCGCCTTTTGGGTTAAGGAATTAAAAACGGATGGCGATTAGAGTTCAAATGACCTTGCAAGGGTTTCTTGATGACAATTACCTCTTCCTTCAACTATGACCACAGTCAGCGCGGCCTTATCCTTTCACAGGTTGTAGCTGCGCTCGCTACGGGCGTAACGGGCGCGTCTGTCGGCCCTACAGGTCCGACGGGAGCAACGACCGGCCCGACCGGTCCTGCAGGGTTCAGTTATACCGGCCCTGCTGGCCCACAAATTCAAGGTGCCGCGCCGCCTGGTCCATTAGGTTTCCAAGGTCCAACAGGTCCGCAAGGTGCCACGGGCGCAACAGGCATCACGGGCCAACAGGGACCGCCTGGCATCGCTGGTCCGACAGGAGCACCCTTCTATAATTGGACGGGCGCCACCGGTCCTAGCGGCGCCACAGGCCCCACTGGTGCCTCTACAGGACAGACCGGCCCTGCGGCCGGTACATCGGGTCCAACTGGTCCCGCCGGCGCGACCGGTCCTACGGGCCCAACTGGCTTCATTGGATTTGTTGGTCCGACTGGTCCGACCGGCCCGACAGGACTTGAATTGCCGCCGCTTGTTTCGCCGAACGTGCCCTATTCTGGATATACGGGCGGCGACTTGTTCATCGCACCGACCTCAAGTCCAGGTGTTACGGGACAGGTTTGGTTCCAACCATTTTCTGGCGCTGCAACAGGTTCGGCCGGCACGTTGGGTACGCTGATCGTGTCGAAGGGACCGGGGACATAAGATGGCAAATCCGTTTCCTGATGGCCCGCTTCCAGTCATTAAGAACGCTGATGCAAATCAGATTAGCCCCCTGTTGAAGGGGTTGGTCGACTATGTGAATTCTGGCGCGGCTGTCGGTTTTACCGGACCGACGGGTCCGACGGGCCTAGCTAATCTTACAGGACCTACTGGCCCCACAAATACCACAACCGGTCCTACGGGCCCGGCGAGTAATCCGAACGCTGGCTTGCTGACGGTTTGGGCGCCTATGGGTGCGACAGGTGTCACTGGTCCCACTGGTACCGTGGGCATTATTGGTACGTCACCGGCCGGGTTGACTGGTCCTCAAGGTCCAACTGGCCTCACAGGTATCAGCCCGTTGACGCTGCCTGGGGCTACGGCATACACGGGGCCGACAGGGCCTACCGGAGTAGGTCCTGCAGGGCCGGTTCCAGTGGGCAAAACTGGTCCTACTGGTATTCCAGGACCGACTGGCCCTACTGGTGCCGCGCGCTCGATTGCGGGTCCGCAGGGTCCACAGGGGCCGACTGGCGCGACTGGACCGACAGGTCCGACGGGCAGAAGTTTTTATTCGTTCACGCCGCCGACATCTGATCCACACGTCAAAGGACAGATGTGGAGCAATAGCGGCGTGCTTACGGTTTCATCGGGGTAAGACATGGCAACTGGCCCAGAACAACCCGGCTTGATCAACGCGCTCAACTACACGCTTGGGCCACTAGATACGATTGACGACAATCAGCTGTCGATCGTCATCGCGGAGATTTCAGCTATTCTCAATGCCAACCAGGCGACTGGCCCTGCTGGTCCTCTTGGCCCAACTGGCCCCGCTATAGCAGGTACAGGTACGACCGGTCCAACTGGTCCGACCGGCGGCGTGCTGTTTCATTATGCCACTGGCATCACAGGTACGACTGGTTTCACGGGATGGTCTGTATGGCAAGGTCCTGCTGGTCCTCCCGGCGGTTATTCCATTACTGGTCCGACTGGCCCGATCGGTTACACGGGTGTAATCGGTTTGCCTGGCCCGAGCGGTCCGACAGGTTTGACCGGTCCCACAGGTAATACGGGCGTAGCGGGTCCGCAGGGACCTCTTTGGGTAACGGGCCCGACAGGACCGACCGGCATTCCCGGCGCAACTGGTCCAACGAGCGGAACGGGTATTACCGGTCCGACAGGTCCGCAAGCCGCTACTGGCGCGACTGGAGCGACGGCCGCAACAGGTCCGACTGGTCCGACTGGTCCAACCGGTGTTCTCCAATACAATTGGATGCCGGTAGGCGCTGGCACGGGTATTACGGGCCCATATGGCTACATGTACGGCCCGGGCACTGGGGGCGCTAATTTTGGTTATTCTGGTTATACCGGCCAGACAGGACAATCTGGATATGCGCTTGCTGCTATTCCATCGCTTGGCGGGCCGCCCGGTCCAATGGGTATTATCCAGAACTCAATCTTCTTCCCGCCAACTGTGGATCCGCAGATCCCGGGCGCGGTATGGTGGAACCCAGTCTTGGGCGCTACTGCAGGCATTCAGGTATCGCCCGGTACTCCTGGCGGTGGCTAATGGCCGCGCTTCCGACAATTCGGATTATCGCAAATACCGCGGTTGACCGCGTTACGCGATGCAAGACGGTTAACGTCTCGACAGTGCCGCATTTCGCCAATCACTGGAAACAGTATGCCCAAGCTTCTGGTAAGGCGCCGAGGAATGAGTTTCCTGAAGTCATTGCAGGAGCAACCGGGTCTGGCCCATTTAAGAATGGCTTTCCGACGATTTATGTGCCGGGGTTTACGGCGCCGGCTTGACAGGGCACTGACCGAGTGCTATGCAATGGGGGCTGCAGGAGGCCCCCATGCATTTTTGCCGAAATTGCTCTGCCCCGTTATCTGTGACCTTTGCCGACCTAGGACGTCAACCGCCATCCAATGCTCTTCTTATTGACGCATCGCTCGAACAGGGTGAAATGATCTATCCCTTGCGCGCGTATGTCTGTGAGAAATGCTGGCTGGTGCAGGTACCGGCGGTTGTTCGACGCGAAGAGCTTTTCAATGAACACTACGCATATTTTTCATCTAATTCCAAGGGATTTCTGGCGCAATGCGAGCGCTACGCCAATCGCATGTCTGAAATGTTGGCGTTCACGGAGAACCCGCTGGTGGTCGAGATCGCCAGCAACGATGGGTATCTGCTGCAGTATTTCCAGGAGCTGGGCCTTGCGGCGCATGGGGTTGAGCCGTCTGCCAATGTCGCCGCGGCCGCGCAAGCGAAAGGCATTCCTACGGAGGTAGCTTTTTTCGGCGCCGCGATTGCAACAAGCATGGTGCAACGAGGCAAAGCTGCCGATCTTATTGTGGCCAACAATGTGTTTGCCCATGTGCCAAACGTCCATGATTTTGTTGAAGGTATTCGCATTTTGTTGAAGCGCGGCGGTACCGCGACGATCGAGTGCCCCCATCTGCTCAATTTAATCAAAGATCTGCAGTTTGATACGATCTACCACGAGCATTATTCGTATTTCTGGTTACATACTATCCTCGATATCTTGCAGCAGCACGATTTGCGAGTGCTCAGTGTGGAAAAGCTGCCAAATCTCGGCGGTTCTCTTCGGGTTTTCATTTCCCATTGGAACGACCTGCGTTCTAGTGATCAGTCTGTCTCGGACCTATTGTTGGAAGAAACGTATTTTGGGTTCGATCATGCGCGCACGTACATGTCGTTCCAAAAAGAGATCGTGCGGATCAAGTGTGACCTGTTGGACTTGTTGATCGATGCTAAACGCGACGGGCGAACCGTTGGCGGTTATGGTGCGCCAGCCAAGGCTACTGTGTTGTTGAATTACTGTGGCATCGATACAGGCCTGCTCCCATACGTAGTCGACACGAC